TGCCCGGATCGCGGAGCACGCCGCCGAAGATCGCCGACAAATGTTCATCGCATAAACTCGGATCGACATACAGTTCGACGAGCACCGCGCCCAATTGCCAGCCGCGCCCCTGCGGTTTTAAATCGTATTCGTTGACGAATGCCAACACGACACCGTGACCGAACCACGGCGCATACAATTCGCCGTCGTGATTCTTGATCGTGTCGGCGTACCACACTTCGAACGCTTCGGTTTGCTCGGCCGTCATCCACACCGCAAACTCGACATTGCCGCCCGCGTTGCGTCGTGCCAATCGCGCGCGCGCCGGTCCGGATAAAACGTCGATCACGTCGAGCGTGTTTCCGCCGTCGTACTTCAGCGAATCGGCTTGCGGTGCCGGTAACGTGTCCGGCCAGCGTGCGGCGGTCATGTGATCGATTCCCGTTCAATTTCGACCGTCGCTTGCGTGACGAATGAATCGTAAAGCGAACGCGTCGACGTCCACGGACCGACAAAGCGCGCGCGCACGCGGCGCGTGTGATCCCATAACCAAAGATCGATATAAAACGGCCGCGCGCCGCCCGCTAAGTCGACGCGAACCCATTGCTTAAACGCGGACCATTGCGCAAGCGTTTGGTTTGTTTGCAACGTCGCCGTGATCGGTCCGGCCGCGTCCGCTTTCTTTGAGCGCACCGGCGGACACGCAACCGACGTCAATGCGGTTCGGTTGCTCGGATGCAAAGAAAACGAATCGCGTTCGATGCAACCTAAATGCGCGGGACTCCAGTAGGGCGCGGGCATGACTCACCCCCGCCGCTTGATGGCATAGGTTCGTTGCAACGCCGTCGACGTTGCGCCGTACCCGCTGCGCATACTGCGCGTGATTCTTTCTTCGGCGAGCTTCGCGCCAAGCTGCGCCGCTTCAAGAATGATGCTTGTTCGATTCGCGCTTCGTTCAATGCGTGCGCTCGCTTGAACGCCGGTGTTATTCACGACTTGAATATTTTGCGGCTCGGCGCTTACGCCTAACTTGCCGCTTGCCAATCGCGCGAGCGGCATGACCGCTTCCGGTCCGGCTTCGCCCATCAAACCGGTTCCGCCGTTCGCCATCGGAAAGAATGTCGGCGACGACACGATCCCGCCGGACGCCATCGGCACAAGTCGACCGTGCGACATGACACCGCCGTCGGCAAGTCCTAACCATTTTCCGAACCCGGTTCCCGCAATGGATTTGATCACGAGCATTTGAATTATCAATTTCGACAATTGCGTGATGGTGCTTTTTACAAATTCTTTGACGTTGAATGAACCTTCCGCCAAAAAATCGATGAACGTTCCGATGACCGCCATTGACGCTTCCTTCCATGTGCGTGTAACGATGTCCGCGTTTTCTCGCATCCGGTCCGTTGCTTCTTTGAAGCGCGCTTGCATTTCCGGCGTAATATTCATTCCGTGCTCTTGCAAGAAAATAAGCGACTTGTTTAGTTCGGCGATTTGCATTTCGGCGAGTTCCGCGTCGGTCATCGTGCTTCGCAGTGCTTCGCCCGCAATGCCCATCGACGATTGCATTTTTTGCGCTTCGGTATTGAGCTTGCTCCATTGCTCGACGCTCGCCGCGAGCCGCGCTTGATCTTCCGTGCTAAACGCCGGACCGCCCGACGCCGCGCGTTCGCGCATCGCGTTCGCGACTTCCCTTTGCATCGCGCTCGCTTCCATTGCCGCGCGGAAATCTTCGGCCACGTCCGCGCCGTTGTTCCACTCCAATTGCAACGCGATGATTTCTTCTTTCGCATCGCTCGCCCGCATCGCGATTTCCGTTAGTGCGTCGTTGAATTTGTTGTCGCCCTTCGCGGCGTTGTCTTGCAATTTCTTTATTGCCCGGTTGAATATTTCGACATCGAGCGCCGCGCCTTCCGCCGTCAATTGCAGATATGCGAAAGCCTTCGTTAACGTGTCGATTTCTTTCGCCGAGCGTTCCGTGTCCGTCATCGCACCGGACATCGCCGTATTGACTAGCCCCCACGCGTCCGCCGTTTTGTGCTGTTCGGTCAATAAGTTTTTGAGCGCAAGCGTTTGGTTCGAGATTGCAAAGTCTTGCGCGCCGCCCCATTTCGTCCCGCTCGCTTCGAAATCTTTTTTCATTTTCGCCGCAAGCTCGGCCCCGGCCGCCGCCGCTTGCAACGCGATCTTGTATGCGTCGGCCGCTTCCTTGCCCGACTTCATTTCAATTCGCATCGTTTCAAGATCGCCCGCCGCATCGCTCGCGCGTTGCTTCAATGTTTCAAGCGCTTGATTAAAGTTGTCGAGCGTTTTCAATTGATCGGCGGTCAACACCTTCGGACCGACCGGCCCTTTTTTATTCAAGTCGGCGGCCGCGAGCGCCGCGCGTGCGGCGTCGGCTTCTTCGCGAATGATCTTCACCGAATCAAGCCGCATTTGTTTGTTGAATTCCATTCGCTTTTTGATGTTTTCGATTTCCTTGTCGAATACTTCGGTCGACGCTTGCCCCCATGAACGCACCGTCACGCGGGCGCGCAAAATGTATTGACCCATCAATTGAAACCATTCGATTGTTTGTTGTACGAAGTTAACGACGCGGATTGTCACTTCGGATAAGACCGCCTTAAACGAGATCCCGAATTCTTGCGCGCCCTTTGCAAGACTCGCGAACCATCCGGCCAAGTCTTTGAAGATTTGCGCAAGCCCGCTTGTGATGCCCGCGCCTTCGGAAAATTCCCCGATCATCGCGCCGAAACTACTTGCTAAACTTTTAAGCGAACCCGCGACGGTGCCGACTTGTCCCGCCATTTTCGCCGCGACTTCCGGCCCCGCTTTGCCTAGGCCTTCGACGATGACGTCGCGCGTCAATTTTCCTTGCTCGGCCATGACGCGCAATTCATCGACGGATTTTCCGAGTCCGCCCGCAAGCGCTTTGATTAGTTCGGGCGATTCTTTGAGCAACGATTTAAAGTCGCGCAAATTGACGCCGCCGTTTTCAATCGCGGCCGCGAAGCGTCCAACGCTCGCCGATGCTTGTTCCGCCGTTTGCCCGGACAAGAGCATCGTTTGCGTAAGCGTGCCGCCTAGGTCGATCACTTCTTGTTGCGATAGGCCTAGGCCTTCGGTGGCGTCGTGTAGTTTGTTGTAGGCTTCGGCCGCTTGCTCGACCGTCGTTCCGTTTTGTGCCGCTTGCGTGATCAACGCTTCTTGCACCGTGTTTAATTCTTGAACGCTTTCCGTCGACGAACGGATTTCATTCGACATCGCCGCATAAGCGTCGGCCATCATGACTAAATCTTTTATCAGCGTGCCGACGGCCGCCGCCTTGAACATCGAACCGAGTCCCTTTAATCCCTTCGATACTTTGCCCGCTTCTTTTTCCATGCGCGCGAGCGACGCGGCCGCGTCTTTGGTGTTCTTATCGATGCTTTGCGTTTCGACAATGCAACGCCATGCAAGCACTTTAGTTTGATCGGGCATAAGTCACCGTTAAAACAATCCGAGCTTTTGCATTCGAAATTGCAAGATCGGGAAACCGTGTTCGGGAATGCCTTGCTTCGGTCGCGTGATATTTCCCGGACCCGGCGGCCGCCGTTTCGTGAAACCGGCCGTCACGATGATTCCGATTCGCTTTAATTCCGGCCGCAATTGCTTCGCGGTTGCCGCCATGAATCCCATTCCAGAAGGCTTATCGCCCATCGGCCGCCCGCGCGAACGTTTGCCGGTCGCTTTGAATTTTGCTTCCGCTTTCGCCTTGCGTGCAAACCATTGTCCCGTGTGACCGACCTTCGCATAATGATTCGCAAACCACGCGTAACCCGCGCGCGGCGCAAGGATGATCACGTCGCCGGTGCGTAATGACATATCCGTCGGCAACGAATCGCCGAGCGCGCGAAACGTTCCGCCCTTGCCGCCTTCGCGGAAAAACCATGTCCAATCGTTTGCAAGACGGCCGCTTCGCTTGTTCGTGAATCGCAAAATATTTCGCGCGAGTATTTCTTTCGCTTTGCCGAGTCCGTGCGTTAACGTCGCCGCCACGAAATACGTGTCGGTTTTCTTTTGCGCTTCGTCTATCGATTTGCTTTTGTTGCCGTCGACATAGGTGACGTGCTGTTCGCTGTTACCTTGCCGGATTTGTTCTTCGATGACTTCTTTAGTTTTTACGCGGACCCACAATCGCGCCTGTGCGACTACTTCCCGCAAGTCGCCCTTTAGGTAACTCGTCCACGTGTCCGCGCTCGTCGTGCTGCGAAACGGCGGCGCTTTGAGCTTCGGAAGTGCTTCGCTCTTTTCCATCGAGTAAACCTATTTCGGTCGCGTCCGCGAATTGAACCAGTTCGATAAAGTCATCGCGCCGCGTCACGCGGTACGCATCGGCCCACGCGATCACCGCGCGCCACGGTATCGGCCCGACAATCACCGTCATTCCAACGGCGATTTGCCGCTCGCTTCGCAAGTCCGCCAACGCTTGCAAGACATGCCACAAATGCGTGACCGGCGGCGGTCGACGTTCGAGCGCGGGAACTTTCACCCCCGCGCGCGCAAGTTCGGCTAGACGTGAGCCGAATGCGCTCCATTCCGCTTGCCACGCGAGGATTTTTTTATGGCTTCCTTGTCCCGCTTCATCGCTTGTCGATCCTTCGCCGCTTGAAATGTTTCACGCGTGTTCGCCGTCGCACGAACACGGACCCACATATCCGGCGCAAGCCGCATCAATTCGAGAAAGTTTTCACGCGTGAACGGAACGTCGTCGCCGCCTTCGTCTTTGAATCCACGCCAACCGACGACGACATGATTTGCGTATAACGCTTTTAAGTCGTCGTCGATTTCCGCGTCGGGAACGTCGGCCGGATCGCGTTCGCCGACAACACGGCGAATCACTTCGGACAGCGAAACCATGAACGCACGATTAGCGCCGCCCGCGCGCCGCAAGATCATCGTGCGTCCCTTGCCTAGATCAAGCGGGACGCCGTCGCTTTCGAGTTGCGTGTCGCTTTGCCAATCATTGATATTTGCGAACATGAATCACCCCGTTTAAGTTCACGCCGTCTAAGTTCACGCCGGAACTGTCGGCGCGCGCGTAATCACGACGCACGAATCGACAGCGGGCGCGGCGCCGGTCAAAGTAACGAGCGCTTGCAATGTCACCGCGAGAACGACGTCGGTATTCGTCCCGCCCGCGACTTGTTGAGCCGATGCAACGCGAATGCGCGGAAATTGGAACATGTAAGAATTGCCGAGCGAATCGGCCGTCGTGAATTCGAATCCAATTTCTTCGCCTTGCAAAAACGCGTCCATCATTTCGGACGTTGCATCCTGCACATAAATTTGCGCCGTGATTTCGCACTCGAATCGGCCGAGCACAACTTCGGCCGCGCCGACGGTTCCCAAACATTCAATTGCGCGCGCGTTGTTTTTAAAATTGACCGTCATCGTGCTTAAACACCATCCGATATAGTCGACGGTGTTGATTGTTATTTTTATCGGGAACACGTCCGAGCCGATCATGACCGGCTTAGTCCCCGGATCGGCGTATGTCGCGCCGACGATTTCGGCGTCTTGTCGCGTGTAGGTTCCGCCTAAGATCGTCACGCTTCCGGTGTTCGGACCGCCGGGCGTAAAGTTAAGCGCCATTGCATCGACGGCGGCGCGGTTTATTCGATGGTAGTCATACACCGGCGCGACCGCGTCGACGGTGAAGCGCTTCTCGACCGTGTACGTTTTCAAGAGCGGCCCGACTTCTAAACGGTCCGCTAATGTTGCGTCCCATTCGTTGCCGAGCACGGCGGCGAGCATTTCTTCGAACCAATCATTTCGCGAGATTTCGAAACCGACATCGCCGCCGGAACTTCCGCCACTGACAATGACGTCGGTGACTTGTCGATCCGGATTTAATTCGTTCGAAAGTGTTGTCGTCGGATTGTAATTCAATCCTTCGCTTGTGATCCGCGCGACCAAAAACGGCGGCGTTGCGGGCGTGACGCCGGGCGTCGTTTCGGGAACGAACGCAAGGCGCAATAGATCGGCTGAGACTGTCATATAACTACCCTCGTTCGTTTCAAGTAATTGGCGATTGATTGACTAATCGGTCGAACAAATATCGGACACTCACGAACACACCATAAAACGCGCCGCGAAAATCGCCGCCGTCGATGTCGACGGCCGGTGCGCAATCGATCACGCGCAATTGACCGGTTGCGTCGGCCCAATTCGTAAACGCATCGCGCACCATGTCGGCCGCTTGCGTCGTCGCCGCGTCGGTGACTTGTTGTTCGGAATAGATTTGCACCGCAACGGTTCCTTGTTCGCGCATCAACGACGGCACGCCGAGCGCGGCGCGCCCTTCGTCGCCGACAATAAATTCGAGCGTGAACCAATGCGGCGGAAGCGATTTCGATTGCGTCGCGAAATTGATCGACTCGAAAAACACGAACCCGGCCGGTTCGAGCAACGCGCGCGCGGCCGTGCGAAATTCTTCTCTTACGTGTGCGTGGCTCATCCTTGCACCCCGCACTTGTAAGCGATAAGACGGCCGCTTCCGCGAACCTCGCGAACTTGCATGATCCCGCGTCGACCGTCATCGATTACGACACTGTCGCCCTTGACCGGCGGCACGCTGACAAAGTCGCGCGAATCGAATGTCACTTCGAGCGCGTATTGTTCGATTGCGTTTGTAAGCTCGACGGCCGTGACATAGCGAACGCGCGCGCGCACCTCGCGCGGTTGTGGATCGGCGGCGGCGATAAATGTCACGAGTTGTCCGAGCGATACAATTGCGTCTTGTATGTCTTTGACGTCGCGACCGGTGACGGCGAAAGGCGCGTGCATCGTTACACCCCCGTCACGATGCGCGAGCGATACGGTTCGAGCATCGCCGCCACGCTAACCAGTTCCGGCGGTACGGCTTGACCGGCGAACCCCTCGCCCGCGTACATTTGCGAATCACGCGTCACCGTCAAACCATCGACGGACACGGACCGATTATTTCCGGGCGCGTTGACGACTTCGGAAAGATTGCCGGTCCCGCCGGTTGCATTCCATCGAATATAAAAAGCGCGCATGACGGCTTCGGCAAGATCGGGCGGCCAAGCGTCGTCCGCGAATCCGCCGACGTAATCAACAACGACCGGGACATCGTTTTCGCCGCAACACGCACGGCGAATCGCGCAATTGTTTGAACGCCATTGCAACACGCCCGATCCTTTGAACACGCGCCATCCGTTTATGATCGTCGCGTCTTGCGAAACTTCGTTGACGATTTCGACCGGGAAACGATATAGCAACAAGCTCGGATTGTGATTGTCCGGCGGTTCGAATTCTTCGATCATCGGCGCGCTTGCGATCCCGCGTCCGAGATACGCTTCGATGACTGCGACGGTTGCATCGAGCATCGCTTGTATTGCGGCGTCTTTCGACGTGTCGCCCGCGTCAATGCCGAGCGCCGCTTTAATTTCGTCGACGGTTTGAAGGCTAGCCATCGCGAGCACCCCCGTTCGCGCGCGCATCCTTGCCGCACTTAACCGCGAGCGTCCAAAATTGCGCGCCGTCATCCGTCCCCGGCGACACGCCCGACACGCGCGCGCGCGCGATCCACAGTGACCCGCGATTCGTTACCGCGTCGTTTTCTAAATACTTTTTTTCGTGATCGTATGTGCCGTGATATTGAAACGGACGAAAGCCGAGCGGCGCGCGAACGCCGTCGCGCTCGTTCGTCAAAGTCAAAAAGCCTTCGGCGTCGGATTGAATGCGCAAGCCGCTGACGATGCGTTGCATTTCAAGCCGCGACATTTGCGTAAATGAATCGATGACGCGGGCGACGGTGGCTTCAAGATCGGTGCGCGTGACGTAGCCCACAACCGCGCCGTTGACCTTCTCGACGGACGTTGCAAGCGTGCCGATTTGTTCGAGCATCGCCGCGACACGCGACTCGACGGCGGCGTCGACGCGACCCGGAAGCGCCTTCAATAGCGATTGCATAACCGCGTCAAATACGACGGCGGCGAATTTATCGGGAGTCATGCGGCGGCCCTCTCGCTTAACATCGCGTCGCCGCGATCAATGAACGCGCGCAAGAGCCGCGCACATTTATCCGCTTCGGTTTCCGTATCGACGCCCGGTTCCGGCTCGTTGTCGTCGGCTTGTGCTTCTTCTTCGTCGGCCGCCGCGTCCGCGTCCGCGCCCGCTTGCGCGATCTTCGCGAGATTCTTGTCGAGTTGTTCACCGCACCGCGAAAGCGGTATGTATTGCATTTGCACGAGCGGCTCGTCGCCGCCTTCCATCGGCGGCAATTGCTCGCGCTTGCGCGCTTCGTTGATTGTGAGAACGCCCGCCGTAATCGCTTCCTTGTATGCGGTCATGCGGACATCGAGTTCCATTCGCAAAAGTGAGTCGAGATCGAATTCGCAGTAAACCGAACCGCTTAAACCGAACGCCGACTCGATGCGCGCTTCGATTGATTCGAGATGATATTGCAACGTCTGTCCGTAATAGTTGCGCGCGAGTTGTTCGGAATTTTTGTACGAGATTTTCGCCGCGTCGGAAATCATGTACATCGGCACGCGGAAGCATCGCGCGACATCTTCGACCGACCATCGAAGTTGTTCGATTAATTGTGCGTCGGCGGCGGTCATCGACAACGGTTCCCATTTAAGACCGCTCGACAAGACCGCCGTGCGGCCGAGCGAACCGGCTTTAAAATTGTTTTCCCATTCCGTTTTAATTCGCGTCAGTTGTTCCGGACTGATTTTGTCCGGCGTCGTGAGTACGCCCGACGCGCGACTCATGTTCGAGAAAAACGCGAGCGAATTTTGTTGAATCACTTGTCCGGTTTGCGCGGAGTACGCGGCGGCGAATAGCGGCGACACGCCAACTAACGGATGCGACAAGCACAACAAGCGATGATGCAAAATGTCGCGCGCCGGAAAATATTCGGCGTTCAATGTTTCAACGACTTGCATTTGCGTCGTGCGATACCACACGGACCCATCCGGCGCGAGCAATGGTTGTGTGCAACGCGGATCGAGTAAGTGCATTTCCGAAATGACGTTGCGCGCGTCACGCACTAGCAACGCGTATGTGTTGCCGGTGAATAAACACGCGGCCATGAATTGCCCCCAAAAATCGACGTGCGTTTGATACGAATTCGGGGACCACAGCACGCGCGCGGCCGGATGGTTGTCGAAAATTTCCGATGACCCGTCGGCGTTTTCTTTTTTGATTCGCGGCGGAAGTTTTGCGATGTCGCCGGAAATGGTTGTAATGCAGGCATAGACGGCCGAAAAGATTCCGCCCGGCCCAAAACATTCGCGGTTGTGTTGCCATGCGCCCGCATACGGCTCGTGCACATAGCCATGTGACAACGGCGGAAGATTCCCGCCGAGCCACCCAATACCCGACACGCCGGACAACGCGCCCGGCGTCGCGCGTTGCACGTCGAGCGACGCCGCCCCCAACGGCGTCGCCCAACGCGCAACCGCTTCGCGCACTCGTGAGATTGCGCCCACGGACTAAGCCGCCTTAGATTTCGCCGACTGAGTCTCCGCGCCCGTCGCCGCCAACAACACCGGCGGCCACGTTGTCCACGTGATCCCGATTAAGTGCACGACGGCCGTGTCGTTCGCTCGTGTCCAATACGTGTATTGCTCCGCACGTAAGAAAATCAAATTATTTTGGAACGCGCTAACCAGCGTTAACGCGGGATCGACGGGCGCGCTATCCAATTGGATCGACGCTTCGCGCGACATATCTATCGCGATGCCGGGATCTTCCGCCAGCAATACGCGCGCTTGATCTAGCAAAATAATCGACGTCGACGGTTGCAATGTCGAGTCGATGATCGGATAACCCATCAACGTTCCGCCCGCAACCGTCGGATACTGCAAACCGCCCATCGCGTTTTGCAAACTGCCGAGCCATGTTTTTGTAACCGGGTTCATGATCCACGCCGGACGGTCCGCACCTTCGCCGCCATTAAGCAGCGCGATCATGTGCGTTAAATCCGCTTGAATTTGCGCAATCGTAACGCCGGTGCTCGTGATGCTTTGACCCGCCGGAAGTCCCGCGAGAATGCCGCCCGGTCGCACACCCGCAACCGCCGCCGTCGCGCTAATGAATTCCGAATTTTTTGTCCGCGCAATGGCATTGACTAAGCCGTCACGCAAAAGCAATTCGGAACTAGGATCGGAGCTTCGCGCCAGTTCGTCCGATTGCCCGGTAATCAACGCGAGCTTAGTTAACGCAATCGTGATCAGATCGTAAGCGCCTTTCCCGAATGGCTTCGGCTTGCCTTCGCCGACCCATTGCGCCGTTCCGATAGGCGTTACCTCGCGCGGAATTTTTACGTTGAATGGCACGCGTCGCAAATTCAAGCGGCTGACAATTTCGAGCGGCTTAACAAGTTCGATGAATTCATTCGCGAGCACTTGTTGTGTTGCCAGCACACCCGCCCACGCCGGATCAGCCATCGTCGCGGGCGCGACCGCCGCGCGAAAATGCAGTCCCAACATTTCGGCGTGCAACGCTTGTTCAATTTCCGGCGTGTCGCGCCACATCGACCGCGCGATTTCGCGCGCTTGAACGACGTTGCCGCCGCTCATGCACTTAGCGCGGACCATGCGCACCATTCCAATTCCCGGCGGCAACGCGCGATTGCCGCCCGTGATTCGATGCTCGACAACAACCGGCGTCGCTTGTCGCATGATAATTTTTTCAAGCTCGTTCAGCTTGTCGACTTGCGTGTCGAATTTTTTCACTTCGTCGGCGCACTCGTCGAACGCGGCCGATTCTTCGGAAGTAAAGACGCGCGATTCCTTTTGAATTCGCTCGTTCAATTCTTCCATTGCCTTAACTTTGTCGCCGCGCTTTTTTTGCAGTTCGGCGATTTGGTCTGAAATTTTCATGTGTGGTCACTCCAAAAAATGAAAACGTTTTGCAGTGCCTAACGCGGCCGATAGGTTTTCGCTAGGCGCACACGTGCGCCGACAAGCTCGCGAAAAATCTTGCCTCGTTGTTGTTCGACTAACGCGTCGGGAACGAAAGCACGACTAATCACGCCGTTCGAAATGCCGAGCGAACGCGCGACCGCTAGTGCGTGCGCATTCGCCGGAACGTTGCACAAAGACAGTTCGAGCAATTCGGGATTGTTGTACTTATATCCGCCGGTCCAATTGTCTTTTGCGTCTTTGATTAATTCGACGTCGGCCGGTTCGACTCGAAAGCCGACGCTTACCGCGCGAATGACTTTCGCTTTTACGAGTTTGTAAAGTTGATCGGCGAGCGGACTGACACCGGGATCGGTGAAATTCGCCGTCACCATCAATCGCCGACCTTCAACACCTATCGGCGCGACGTTGCCAATTGCCGGAATGCTCGTGTCATGATTCCAAAGAAACACCGGATTTTTTTTGAACGGTGACAAGTTCCAATCGGATTTGACGATGTCGCCGTAACGGTCGACTGATTCGTCGCTCGCGAGAAAATGCACGGCGCGCGATTCGTCGTCGATTGAATCTTCGTCAAGCGATGCTTGCAGGAAAAGCGGACCCGTCGGGATTTGCGTGCGGTCGATGCGCATAGAGTTTTCCCCAATGCGCGGGACCGGATGAACCGTCGCCCGCAATGTTTAACGTGAAACTATTTCGGCGGCTTGCGAGACGGTGGCGGCTTCGGCACGGTGCGACGAGTTCGATTCGACGGACGGTGACGAGTTGTATTCATGGGCGCGACACGCTACGCCGAAAAGTTCCGTCGTCAATACATTCGCAAAAGTTCGTAACGCACTCGCGCGAATTATATAAACCCTACCGACGCATTTCCTTTTCCGTCCGCATCGATTACTAATCGACGGCCGAGCGCGGTCAAAAGCGCGACCGTTCCATCGATCTTTTGCAACGGATTATTTTTGTCTTTCACCGGCCGCATGTCGCCGTTGCTATTGACATACGCTTCCGTGCACGAGATGCACCAATCTAGTACCGGGTTTCCTTGATGATGCAATCGCCCTTGACGGACGAGCGCTTCGCACTCTTTCATTGCAAGCGTAAAGTTCGCGAGCGTCGGCCGATACTCGATGCACGGAATTCCCTTGTCATCGAGTCGCGACGCCAAGTTCAACGCTTGCCACGGATCGTAAGCAACATCGACGATCACAAAGCGCGCGGCGTCGGCGGTTATATCTTCTTCGATTTGTTGTTGATCAATCGTTTCGCCCGCGCAAGCCGTGATCCATTTTTCTTCGGCCCATCCGACATAACTTGCATTGTTGCCGCCTTCGATTGTCGCTTGCGGCAAATAGAAATTAGCGAACACGTAATAATGATCGACGCCGTCGATTTCACGGCGGAACAATTTCACGCGCGCCGCAAGATCGATCTTCGCGGCGATGTCGAGTCCGAGTAAACATTCTTCATTGACGAAATTGTTTTCATCGAGCGTCGGATCGGCACACGCATTCCACCGGCCCATTTCCATCCACACGACACTTGCATTCGTCCACACGTTCAAGTGTTTTTGTTTGAAAGCGTTTTGCAACGACGGAACATTTTGCGCGCGTTCGGCAAGTGTGGCGATCACTTCCGGCTCGACGCTGATTCCCCAATTCGGATTTGCCTTGCGCCAGAAATTCGGATCGCGCCAGTCGTCGCCCTCGTCGATTGTGTAAATGATTCCGAAGTAACGCTCGTCATTGATTTCGCCGCGTAGCACGCGAAGTGTGTACTTCCATTGTTCGTAACCGATTCCCGATTGATTGCTCGCCGCCGTCGTAATCGACAAAATCATCGCTTGTTGTCGCTTGCCGGTTGCCGTAATCAACACGTCATGAACTTCGCGCGTCTTATGCTTTGCGAGTTCGTCGAGCACCGCGAAATGTACATTTTTTCCGTCGAGTGCATCGGCGTCGCGCGACAACGGCATAAACACCGACGCGCTTGATTCTTGCGCGATCACGTTGCGGCTTGTCATGACGCCAAACCGCGATTGAAATTCTTTGTCACGCTTGACCATGTGTTGCGCCATCGCGAACACGATGCGCGCTTGTTCGCGTGTCACGGCCGCCGCATACACTTCCGCGCCGCCTTCGCCGTCAAGCGCGAGCATGTAAAGCGCGAACGGCGCGGCCGCCGTCGACTTGCCGTTCCCGCGCGGAACCGCGATGAACACGTAACGAAAGCGGCGCTTGTTCGTGACTTTGTCGACCCAACCGAGCGCCGAACTATAAATAAACAATTGCCACGGACCCAACCGCAACCGCTTCCCGGCGCGCGGCCCTTTTATTTCGCGGAACATTTGGAACGCGCGGAGCGCTTTTTCGGCGGCCGGTGCGGAAAAAATATACGGCCAGTCGTCGCGCTCGATGTTTTGCAAGTCGCGCTCGTGACGCTCGCACGCAAGGCGAACCGCTTCGCACGCCGGGATTGTTCCGTCTAATACGTCGCGCGCATATTGAAACCCTTCGGCGACGTTCGGAAATTCTTCGGCAAGCTCGACGAGATCGTCGTCGCGAATGTTGCGCGGCGGTTCGTTGACGCCGATTCGCGCGAGCGCATCGGCGACGGTTCGCGCAATCGATGCGTTTGATTCCGCAATCGGCTCGCGCTCGGCGAGCGTCGGTTCGCTCGGCGGCTCGTCGCCCGCCGCTTGTCGCCGCAACTTTCGCTTTGCGTTTTCGGCTTCACGCCGCGCCGCTTCACTTTCCCATTTTTTCGGCCGACCTATGTGCGGCGGTTGCGCCGGGATAAATCCGTCGAGCGTGAATTGATCCACGGCGCGCGCTCAATAGACGGCGTCCCATGAATCGCCACCGTGACCCGGATCGCGAGCGGCGGCGATGCGAACGCGGCCGCTCGGCGTTGCTCCGATGTCCGCAAGCGCCATGCCGAGCGCTTGCCATAGGTCGCGCGATAGGCGCGTAAAAGCGCCGAGTTCCGGTTTTCCGTTTGCGCCGGTTTTTGCGACCAATCCACACTCGCGGATTTTTTCGTCGGCTTCGTTGACGCGCGCCCATAGTCGCGCGACCTTGACGAACGCCGCACCGTCGCCGGTGCCATGCACGCCCGGCACGTAAACATGATCGATCAACCAGTCGAACATTTGATGTTCGGCCACGGTCAAGCACACGCCCGGCGGAAGCGACGGCGCGCTCGCGTGTTTTGGTTTGTCGTCTTTAATTCGGCTCGTGTGCTCGTCGCGCCGAATCATTTTTAAGACGCTGGCAGTTGGACGCGGACCCGACATGATTCGCCCTTCGATACGGTTACAACATGGCGCGGACCGTGGCGCGAATACGAAACGATTTGCGCCCGATCCCCGGTGCATCGCTTCTAGCGCTTTTAAGACACGCGAGCCAGTAACCTGCGACAATGCCTTCCCATTTCCGCGCGTGTCCTATTCGCGACCGTATGACTTTAGAGAATGCCTAGCACAGTGATTCCCGGTTGCCTAGCCCCCTGGTTCCCCGTTTTGGCTAATTTGGCGGCGAAAATTAAAGCATAAGAAGCGGGCTAGGCGGACGGTGCACCAAAAAAGGGCAATACCCCCCCCCTATGTTAAATTCTGTTTATAGGCCGCTTACAGCCGCTTTCGCCGAAAAACACGAAAAAGAGCGGGTCAATTCTTGCGCGGCGCTCGACGGCTCGTGCGAGCATGACTTTTCAGTCACGCAAACAAGATTCGAGACGCTTCACCGTGGCGAACGCTTCCGCATATCGTTCGCGCCGATCTTCCGGCGCTCTATCCGGATGCAAACAGTTAAGCACGAGCCGCCATTGTTCACGCGTCATCGCTTTCGGGATCGCATCGCGTCGCCGTATCCAATCATCGAATGCGCGGTCGCTTCGTTGTTGTGATTCGTGCGCACGCTCGCGCGCTTCTTTGATGTCATCGGGTAAACGTCTCTCACACTCCGCAATGACGGCCGCGTCGAATTGCTTTTGATATTCCACACGCAACGCTTGCGAGATACGTTCGACCGCTTTGTCGTACCGCACACGCATCGACACACTAAGCGCCGCCGCTTCACGTTCACGCGCAATCACGTCGGCTACATCGGCGGCCCCATACTTAACCTGTAGTCGCACGATCCCAACATCCACACGCGCCGCTTGTTCGGGCGTCAACTTACACCGGCGCGGAAGTGCATCGAGTCCGCTTTCGATTGCTAATTCGTCAATGACTCGCCGCCGCTTCTCACTATCCCATGTAATCTTGATTAAATGTGCCGCTTCTAAGCGTTCGGAAATAGTCGGCCCGCGAACCGGCTTCGGTGTGGTGTCCTTCGCATCGCTCGCCCATGAATAACCGCGCTCGCGACATAGTTTTCGAATCGAGTGTGGATTGTGCGAACTTCCTAAGTCTACTGTGCCACGTGTCACAGTAGACCAAACGCTCGCAAACCACATCGCATCCGAGCGTATAGCGTGCGAATTAGCGGGCGGCGCGTCGAGTCCGAGCCGCTTAACCGCTTGCCCGAATCGTTTGTCGCTTGCATGTTGCGTGCGCAATTCGTTCAGTGCTTGCCCAAAATCGCGCCACGCTTCACGACACAAGCGCGCTTGTTCGGGAACCGCCGCGAGCACTTGTTCGAATTTTTGCACTCGCGACAATGCAGTGACGGCCATCGCTTCATAATTGACATTCGGTGCGGTTGCTTCGTTCATAACTCGCCCTCGCTTGTGCGCTCGTGCGCCGCTTCCTAGTCGGCGCACGAGCTTTCCCCGTTGATCACTCGGCCGACGGTGAACGTCGTTCGAGTCGTTGTTGTGCGCGCTTCGATAACGTGCCGTCGATCTTGCCGAATTTGTCGATTACAAATTCTTTGCGGAGCACTTGATCGAGCACCCGCAATTTTTCGTAACGCAACAACGGCGACTTGTCTATCGATTCGCCGATTTCCTTCGGTGCCGCGTCGATCAATTCATCGAGCGCCGCGTCGTTGTCGAGAATCTTGTGACCTAGCACGACGCCATTGCATTTGTATTTCGCAATCGCGCGCGCACAGTCTTCCCGATGCAACGCAAGCTCAATTTTGATTGATAGATCGCGACGCAACGCGCGCTTGTCATCGCCGTCGATGTCGCCTTGTATCATTGGCAAAAATAATTGCTCGTTCATAACTCGTCACCTCACATCGTTTTGAATGTTGCGGAACACGCCGCAACGCGTTAGTGCGGCCCTCGCATCGGCCACACCATCGGCTTAACTTCGTTCCCGAATCCGCCGTCAAACCTCGCCGTTTTTCGGTCATGATGTTTTTTACACAGCAACCATAAATTTCCGCGGTTGAAAAATCGTGCGCGGTCGCCGCGATGCGGTTCGCGATGATCGACGCACAAACCGTCGTCGCTACACTTCGGCCATTGACAACGGTTGTTCGCGTCGCGACGCACTTGCGCGCGCAACACTTGCCATTCGCGCGACTCATACATCGCCGTGACTATCGGATCACGCTTCGCGTGTGCGCGCGCTTGTGCCTCTTGAACGAAGCGCTTGCTATGCCGTGCCGCCGGTTGCCGACTGACTCTGTTTTTCATGATTGCGCCGCCTTTTGTGCGTCGTACTCGCGCGCAATCTTGATCGCAACGCTTGCGTGCGCGGCGATAATTTCCGCGCGCGCTTCGTCCGGCCATCCTGACAAGTACGTCCCGAAAAGCTCGGCGATTGCGGCCGCTTGCACGAGCGGCCCTTGTCCGGCGAGTAGCGGCCGACACGCTTGCGCAATTCGAAAACCGTCGATTGTCGATTGTTCAATATTCATCGATGCACCATTGTCCGCGCTCGTGCGATGAAATCCGCGAGCGCCGCATGATGTTCGACCGCTTCTTTTCGTTCATTCCCCGGAAGCGTCGCCAAAAATCGGCCGTGTAAGTCCGCAAGCGCAATGCCGATGATTCGCGGCGGCCGCTCGCCGAGCAATTGCCAGCACCGCGCGGCAACGGTCGACGCTTCTTCGGAGTCCCATAAAATTTCGGCGTCATTCGGTTTCACGGTTGCACCTCGCTTGCGCTTTTCTGCGCGTTGTCCCGATCATAGATTTCGAAAAGAATTCGACCGTTTCGGCCATACACAAGCCGCTCGCCGCGAAACGGCTTGACGTGTCCGCCCGCATCTAGCACCGCTTGAATGTCGATCAACCATTCCGCCCGCGTGCGCGCGCTCGGCGCTTGCGTGCGATAGTCGAACCCATTGACGAGCTTTGCCATACAACACCCCCAACCATTAGCGCGGCGCGTATCCCTCACGGCCGAGCGCCTTGCGTAACTCGTGCACCGCACGCGCCATCATGTTCGCTTCGTCCGCGTCGACGGCGTTGCGTTGCAAGTCATCAATTCCGATCCGCTTGCACAATTGCGCAAGCGCCATCGCTTCGCCCGGTTCAAGTTCAACGCGCACGAATATCGAATCGCTTTCGCTCGTCATCGTTGCACCCTCCCAACCCGACAAGGGCGACAAGGGTAAAGGCCCGTTTTCAACATTCGCGCGTGTGCGTGTGTGTGCGCGTGTGCGTGTATGTTTAAAACTGGGGTTTACCTTGTCACCATGTCTAGGCCTTTGCGCCTTTAAACGTGTACGTTGTCCGCCGTTCGTCGCCCTTGCGCCCGCAATACTCCCAACCCGCGCGCCGGATCGCGAGTCCGATTTGTTGCTCGACTTGCTTGCGCGCGTTGATCGAATCGCTTTCTTTTTGACCCGCTATCGCTTCGAAAACTTCCGTCACGGTGACATCGGTTTTCGGATTCGGTTCGCGTTCGAGACACCGTTGCAAAAATCCCCGGACATCTTCTTCAACTTCCGACACGATGCGATGATCTTCTTGCACTTGCGCCGCGATGACTTCTTCTTCGTCCGTCAAATGCCATTGTCGGCCCGCATCGAAAAGCGCCACCGCTTCCGCCCATAGTTGTTCGCGCGCCGCTCGCAATAAATCTAAATCCATACGACTACACCGAACCGGCCACGCACGGCGGTTGCCATACGGCGAGCGCAAAAACTTTTGCTCGTGCGTCGTTGCGATGAACACACACGAACGCGGTTGATCAATCACCGCTCGACCGTATGCCGGGCGATAATGGTCGACTTGTCGCGATAGAAAATGGTTGATCGTTTCCCAACGCGCCGACAGTGTCGCGGCAAGCTCGGCGACTTCGATGATCCATGCGCCTTCGAGTTCGGCGATTGCGTCTTTGCTTCCAAACGTCGAATTGCTTTCAACGGTCCACGGCGAGCCGAGCACTTGCGCAAACGATGATTTGCGGATTCGTTCATCGCCGATCAACACGAGCATGTGATCGGCTTTGCAACCCGGTTTCATGACTCGCGCGACCGCCGACACCATCCACGACACGAGCACCGCGCCGAGATATTCGCCGCGACCATGCGCCGAAAGCGCTTCGATCAAAACTTCTTTGATGCGCGGCCCGCCGTCCCATTTAAGCGAGCGCAACCAATCGCGCACCGGATGAAAACTATTCTTGTATGCGGTTAAGTGCACGACGCGCGAGACGGCAACTTCACTGTGTATCGGGATTCCCTCACCTTGCAAAAGACACGCGAGCGCGACGTCGTCATCGTCGCCCCATTCGCGCGCGTGACAACTGGTTCGCCACGGCGGTTGCCGTTGCAATTCGATGCGGCGCGACAGTTCATTAAATCGAACCAGCCCCATAAGCGCGGGCGCGTGCTCGAATGCAAGCTCGGCGTTTTTCATGTCGCCCATAAACGATTTGTCATTCGGCGTCCGGCGAAGTTTTTTCTTCCATGTCTCGACCGGCGGCTCGTCGCCACCATTCCCGCCGCCGTTTTTTTTTCCGTTCGACTTGCGCGCCGCCTTGTCGAGAAACCGTTTTCGTTGTTTCTCCATTCGATCCGCTTCGCGGCGTGATTGTTCTTCGAGTGTCATACAAATTCCACAGCCTCACGGATCACGACAACCGATTCCCAAAGGCGCGCGCGGTCAACTTCCGACAAGGCCTTCCCGTTGTAAATATCTTCGGCCGCAAGCGCGACGATCAACGCTTCGCGGCCGAGCAACGCAAGCACATCGCGCGCGGCGTGCAAATGTAGCCTTTGACGCTGCGCGGGCAAATGAACATCACGCGGCTTCGGGTAAAGATCGGCCATCGATAGGCCGAGCGAATCGAGCACCGACAACGTTCCGCAACCGCCGAAATCGTGCATCAAAATTCGACCGTCGGATAATTCGACGATTGAAAGCGACGGCGTTCGATCTTCATGCGCCGGACATCGCGCAAACCATTTCGCCGGACCGCGTGAAACAACGCCGTCGAGTCGATTTAAAATTTCGTCGACGTACACGGCAACACGCGCGGCCTAAGCCGCCGCCGGATTGCTAATCCAATGCGGCCGAAATCCTTGCGCGATGAATGATTCTTCCGCGATACGCTTTGCGAGCGCTCGAAAATCTTCGCGCCATGCTTCCGAACATGTATCGGTTGAAAAGACGAGCAACGACGCCACGCAAAACGGTTGCCCGTTGACGGTCACGACATACGCGTCGACGTGATCGCGTTCGTCGAGTAGGCGAACGCTTGCCGCGATTTCGACGAGTTCGCGCGCCATCGCCGCGCCCCTAAATCGTCGCCGCGTGTACTTTGTGTGTCTGCTTAGTTGTGCCGCGCTTCGGCGGTTGCGTCGCGCGCGGCGGCGGTAGCGTGTAACGCCCGAATTTTTTTCGAATCCATGCGTCAAGCTCGGCCCCGTCCCATAGTTGACGGCCGGTTCCTAGTTCGCGCATACACGGTCCCGGTGCGTCGTTCGCTTTCATTCGCTTGTGAAAGGTTTCCTTGCACATTCCGCACCGCTCGCACACGGCGTCAATTGCAAGCATGTCTTTCGACGCGGCTTGTTGTCGTTCAATCCAATCGATAACGTGATCCGGCCGAAAGTAGCGCTTGCTGTTAAGCGACTGCGCCTTCGGAAAATCGTTGCACTTGAGCCACCGTTCGACGGTCGACGGATGCACGTCGAAAATGACGGCGAGTTCGGGAACGGTTAAGACCTTCTCTATTGACCGAAGTGTCAACAACGCGCGTTCGTAGTTCATACATCGCCCCGCTTAAGCACTCGAAAAGATGACGCGATCCGACATCGTTTGTCGCTTTGCACCGACTTCGCCAAGTGATCAAAAGATGATCACACGCCGTCAGGGGGCGAGACAATTAAACCCAATTTCGGCGAGTGTCAATTCGTAGGCTTCCGCTTATGCGTCGTTGTTTATTTGATGCGTATTGATTTAGAACTTTATAAGTAGTAAAACGCGAATCGGCAGTAATCGCCAGTCAACGGAGCACACAGCATCATGACGAAGTATGTTTGCGAGACGGAGAATTGCGGCGAAGAAATTAGCGAAGGATGCGGCACGCTCGGCGGCCTTCCGATATGCCGCAAGTGTCGAAGCGTCCAATATTATTGGAAGCGAAAAGGCCCGAAAGCGCTTGCCGCGCGCCGCGATTCGCTCGAATTTTTCATCGGTCGAATCGATTATCTGACGCCCCATATAGGCCGCTTAATCAAAGAAGCAAAAGCAAAAGTCACCGCCGCTCATCGTGGCGCATCGTCACACATCCACTAACACAGCCAGTCATGACAAAGCACAACAAGGGAAGCGCGCCCGAAATCGCGTGGATAGGTCGACCGCTTAAAGATTCGCCGGAGCGACCGAAGTTCGCGGCGGCCTTTAATGAGCTACTTCGCGCAAAAGGTAAGACGCATCGCGAACTAGCGTCCGACTTGTTCGGCCGCAATCCAAAGACAAAGCAACCGCACAACATGTCGGTTGTGAATGGATGGCAAAGCGGCAACAAATTTCCGAACCCGGCGAACGCGGCGAAGATCGCAAAGTATTTCGGCGAACCATTGGCGCGATTGTTAACGCCAGCGGGACCGATACCGGATCACCCCGCAACGCGCGCCGCATCGCACAAAAAAAACCCGGTCGCGCCGCCGCCGCCGCCGCTTGAACTACCCAAAGACGCCGAGCCGCTAACGTTTAGCCTAGTGGATTTTAAAAGCGACAACCGCTTCGCAACGTGCAACGTTTCCGGCGTGACGGATATCGACACCGGACTCGCAATCGTTGCGTTGATCCTGCGAAAGCGGACGCGGCAATAGTGGGCGACTCCGACACGCCGAGCGCGGTGTCGGCCATCCTTGCCGAGTACGTGTCGAAATTGCAACGAACAAGGAACGCGAATACGGCCGACTTCATGAAGCGCATTTCCTCGCAACCGAACCCGGCCACGCCGACAACCGACGTCAACAAAGAATGGTTAACGCCGGAAGAATTCGCCGCCGAGTTCCCCAAGATCGCGCACGCATACGCAATACGGCGCGACGTGTGGCGTCGGGAAGCGCTAGGCCTTGAGAGTATCGACGCCGTTCGAAAAGTCGGTAAACGCGTTCTAATTCATCGCCACCGGTACGCCGCATGGCGGCTCGGCGACTTGAAAGCGCCGGGCGTGTCCGGCAAGCGTCCGAAACGGACGCCGCCGCCGTGACTCAGCGGACGCGCAACGAGCGTCAAAGGCAAGTCGCCGCCGATCTACATTACACGCGCCTAGAGTTCGGCGCGCACCGGCAACCGGGACACGCGATCATCTGTGTTCGCTTGCCGATCACCGCAAGCGCGGTCGCGGCCATCGCCGCCGACCTTTTCGAACTGTCGACGGTGTTCGCCGAAAACTCCGAACCGCCGCCGGTGTTTTCGATAACGCCCGGCAAGATTGTTCGAAAGCGTGCGCACAAACGGTCAAAAAACGCCCGGCCGTTACAGTAGACCGTTACACCGGCCGACCCGCCTTGACCCTAAGTGATTGAACCGGCGGCGCATGTTTGCGCGCGGGCGGTCCCTAATGGCGCAGTGTGAAGACAGTGCTCTACCACTGAGCTAACCGCCCGACGTCCCTATTTTCTCCTAATTCCGTGCATATTTTCCCGTGTTTTATAGCCTTTTTGCGATTTCATGTGCATCGGTTCCGAATGTGACTCGCGTCCCTGTTATAGACCATATTTGACCCTTTTCGACTCCATTTGTTACACTGGATTCTCTGGTGTATACATCGGTGTATACAGTTTGCCTAGCAACGCTTTCCCGGTGTTCTAGCGAAGGCGGACAGCATACACCGAACCCCCCATATATAGGAGTCTCGACAATGTCCGCCCCCCGATGGTCCGACGAACGAATCGCGTCGCTTCGCTTGCCGAAAAAAGGCAAGAGCGCCACGCCGTACAACTTGACCGAAGGCCTTGCGCTTCGCGTCTATCCGAGCGGCGTTAAATCGTTCGGCTACGTCGAACGTAACGCCAAAGGCAACCCGCAATTTAGACCCTTTGCCAAGCACGGCATGACAAGCGACGTCGCCGCGAACGTGCTTACCGTTGCCGACGCGCGAATAAAATTGCTCGCCGTGAAGCTCGCCAACGCAACCGCCGCGCCGGTCGATCCGGCGCTCGACGCGAACGCGCCGCCACGCGATGCCGACGGCGCGCCCGTCGGCGGTCACACGTTTCGCACCGCGCTAAAAGACTGGATCACGACGAAAGTTGCCATCATGACCATTCAACCGGAACGCAAGCACCGCTATAAGCAAACGTTAACCGATCATTTTTGCGATCAAATTGTCCCCGACTTCGCGCCGCAAACCTTATGGGGCGAATTGAAAGTCGAGAAGTTCGTCGGCGGCAAATGGGAAGATCGATACGAAACGACGCTCTTGCGCGTGCAACAACGCGAAGCGCTCGGCGGCAACCGTCGCGGCCCTTGCACGCTCGCCCATCAAACCGACGTGTTCGCCCGCAAATTTTTTAAGTACCTTGTGAAATGCGGTTACATGAAACCGGAACACAAGCCGACGAAGATCGAAGGCGCAAACGAGCCGCGTTCGATCGAGCGCGCGTTGTCGATCGCCGAAGTCGAAAAATTGTTCGCGGTCACATCGCGCGCCGCCGTGCTCGCCAATCCCGCGATCAACGAATACGACGCCGTCATGTTGCGGCTTTTGTTGATCACCGGCCTTCGCGTCAATTCGCTTCGCCTTATGTGCCGCTCGATGCGCGGCGCAAGCGCGCGCGGCTTTTGGACCGTCCCGGCCGAGACGTTGAAAAAGACCAAAACGCAAACCGAAGCGCCGCACGATCATTTAATCCCGATCACGCCGCTACTTGCCCGCGAAGTCGCGCGGCTCGATGACTTGTCCGGGAACTATGATTATCTTTTTATAGAGCGCTACGCATCGCGCAAACGCGCACGCGGCGAAGCGGTCGAACCGTTGTCGGACTCCTGGGCGAAGCATCTTTGCGACGAACACGCCGCGACGCTCGGCAACACCGGCGGCAATCACTACACGGCGCACGCGTTTCGCCGCACACAATCGAACACGATGCTCGAATTCGAAATCCCGGAAAAAGTCATCGACCTATGTCACGCGCGCATTGCGCAAGGAACCGCCAAAACCTACTTGACCGCAAAGGTTCGCGATCAAGTGTGCAACGCGTTCGAACAATGGTCGATGTTTTTGACCGCGTGCGAGCATGGCAAGGGCGACGCGTATATCGATGACCTTCGCGACGCACGAACCGCCGACAAGCGCGCCGAAGATTTGGCACGCATGGCGAGAATCGGTTTGCCAATGGATAAAGGCGCGGCGCTCTAATCGACCGGCGCTTCGCTCGATCACACGCCCGGCCATCGCCGGGCGTTTTTTTTGTGTCGTCCTTTTTCTTTTTCTTCGAGCCGGTGCAACGCGAGCAAGAGCCGCGCTTCGCCGTCGCTACTTCCGAGCAAGTCAACCGGCGGCACGCCGCCGACGTCATCGAGCGGCGTGCGCAAAAACTTCGCCGCGCCTTCCGGCGAAAATAGTTCGGTCAAAACATCGATGATCGCAACAAGCTGCGACGCGTTGCCCGGCTCGCGTGTGGTGTTGATTGTTGCCACGGCGCACCGTTAGCAATCACCGTGCGGATTGTCTTTTCGAATTTGCGCGAGTTCCGCTTCGCTCGGATGATAGTGCGTCCCGACTTTGCGTTCGAGTTGTCCGATTCGTTCGAGCAAATTTAAAAGCACCGCGCGCGCTTCGTCCGCCGTGATTTCGTGCTCGCCGATCAACGCGGCAACGTCGGCCACTTCGCCGCGACGCAATCGATTGTAAATCGTCATGTGTCGCCCTCGCTTTGTGTTGGAACGTCCGTCGGTTTCTTCCTGCAATCCGTTTGCGCTTCCGGCGCGGTTGCACCGTCAACGTTCGGAACCTCGCACCGCGCCAACGTGCAAATGATCACGACGGCGGCCGCGCGGTCGCATGTTTGCGAGCGGCTTGCGCGCAATGTGCACGCCGCAAGGAAACACACGAGCAACGCAACCGCCGCCGCTTTCACTTCGCCGCGTCCGGTTGTGGCGGCGGCGGCGGAAGTTCGAGCGCTTGTTGCGGCGGCGGCGAAATCACACATTGACCGCCGACAATCGCGCGGAGCAATCCTTCGGCCAAGTCGAACGCTTGTCGTTCGCTCGCGTTGAATGTTGCTCGACCTAAAAATCCCAACGCGAACCGCGCACAGTCGACCGGATTGACTTCGAGCGTTTGCGCATGTTGTGCGCCTTCGCCGTTTGCTTTGCCGTTGCCATTCATAACTCACCTCGCTTGATTACATTAACGCATAGACCGTGATCGAGGAAATTCCCGACCAATTCACTTGCCATGTGCCGCCGGGCGGACACACCATAAAAAAGCTGGCTTGCGCGGACACGCTTCCCGATACGCCGAGCGTGCCGATTTGCGTTCCGCTTATATAGCCGTTGACAATGCCACCCGACGGCATCGCCGCCACGACGCTTATATTTAGATCGCGCCCGGTTGTGTTCGTGACCGGCACACCGCTTGCCGGTGTCACGACTTGCCACGTTCGCGGCGCACTGGATGGCAACGCCGCTTGCACAAATGCAGTCGTCGCGAGCGTCGTATTGTTGGTGCCGACTGCTTGCGTCGGTGCCGTCGGCGTCATCGAGAACGATGCTTGTCCGGTCGCCGCAATCGAAAAATGCGGCGCAGTCGAACCGCCCGCCGCGAATTGAATTGCGAATCCCGCGCGCGCGACCAATGCAAGCGCGTCGACCGTAAACGTTCCGCCCATCGCGCCGCCGTTGCCAATGTCGCCAAACGCCGCGCCGCTTCGTTGAAACGTCATGTAAGGCCCGGCGGCCGTCCCGCCGTTGATCACGGTATTCGGTCCGGTCGCGGTCCCGGAATTAAACACGCTAACGCCCGTGTGTAGGATTTGCGCCGCCGCGAGCGCCACCGAATCGACGACGGTCCCCGTTCGCGCGACCGTCAAGAATGTCGCGCCCGCGCCGTCGCCATCCGTGCGCGTGCGGAAAAATAAGTCGCCGCCGCTCGCGGTAATGTCGAACAGTTTTTCATCGGTGGGCGCGTCCGTTTCATTAAATCGCATAATCGGTTGTGTGCCGGTCAAGTTCGTTGCGGGCATGACGACGCCGCCATTCGCGACGAGTAGACCGGGAATAGTGATCTGTCCCGTTGCTCGCGTAATCTGAAAAACGACTGTGATCGGCGTTCCGCCGTCGCCAATCGAAATAATTTCGAAGTTAGTTCCGGCACTGCTACCGGATTCGGCGGCCGCATTTGCACGCAACACCCATCGCGAAGTTGCACCCGTCGAAAAATAAATATCGCGATTCGATCCGACCGGCCCCACCATTGAAAGCGATTGCGTTGCGCCGGTGCTTCCAATCACGACGTTTGACGTAAAGGTAAACCCGCCGCCCGATTGCCACACTAAATCTTGCGTCTGCGTTTGATTGTCCGCGTTCGCATTCGTGATCCGCGCGAATTGCACCGCACCGGCGGCGTTCGACATGATGACGCTTCCGAGTACGCCACGCGTGCGAAACGTGTTGCTTGTTGTGCCTTGCTCGGCGTGAAACGCGACAAACGCCGCGCCGCTTCCGCTGAAATGGCCGAGTGTGTTGCGATAGCCTGCATTGTTTGCGTGTCCCCATTCGAACGCATTCCCGGTCGATGATCCGGCCGCCGTGATCAACGATCCCGTAACGCCGCCCGTCGAGCCGACGCGAATCGATCCCGGAACCAACATGCCCGCGACAGTCATTTGACCAACGCCGACGAAGTTGTAACCGGGATTGTCCGTCGAGTTGCCGAACGTTAACGCCGTGACCGCAACGCCGGTGCGGTTCAATGTGAAAATGGCGCGACCGATGCTTCCCGCATCGTTGATCGTTTGCAACATTAGCAAGCCGCCTTGATCGATCCACTCCCAACGACGCGCGTCGACCGCGCCCGCCGCGTTTATGATTTCGATGACCGGCAACGATGCGCGAGTCCCTAGCGATACGCCCGTCGTGCCGACGCCGTTCGGCGCGACACCGGCGAACAAATGTTGACCGGTCCACGTCACGTTTGACGTTGACGCAATAAGCGCGTTGCCGTTCCATGTCAACGCCGTCGATGCAAATGCAATCGCCGTCACCGTCGTTCCGCTGCGCGTGACGAGCATCGCCAAACCGACGGCGGTTGCCGCGTCGTCTTCCGTGAACAATTGAAACGAGCCGCCGGTGTTTCGAATGCGCCATCGCTTTTCATTGACGGCCGCGTCGCTATCGTTCAACACAATAACCGGACCGTTCGTGTTCGTGATCGTGAATCCGGTTGCCGTGCTCGCAATCGATGTCGCATTTAGATTGATCGTCGTTCCCGCAAGCGTTGTCGTCGTCGCCGTCAACATCATCGTGCTAGCGACAAGCCCGCTTCGCAGCACCGCAAAAAACGGCGTCGCCGATCCGAACGCGTCGTCGAGCATTTCCATTACAAAATTGTGTCCCTGTGTGCGCACGCGAAAAACTTTGTTAGTCGCGGTCGCGTCGGTTTCTTCGAAGCAAATTCCGGGAACCGCGCTCTTTAAAAGAATGGCGGCGCTTCCCGCGCCGAGCGCCGTAAATGTGTGCATTGCCGACCATATCGGCAAAATACTTTGGTCGATTGCGTGCCGCGCATCCGAACGCGTGCCGAGTAGCGACACACCATTGACCGCCGTTAAACCGATCAAGCCCGTCGGATCGGCGAGCGCCATGCTTCCCGGCAAGCCGCTAGGTATCCACAAATTAAGCGTTTGATTCGGCGGCGTGCCGGTAATTTGTGCGTTCGCCGGTTGACCCGGCGGAACCGTGACAACGGTTCCGATTGCCAGCGAGTTCGCCGGACCGCTCGGCCCTGGATCGCCTTGTCCGCCTTCCGGAATTCCGAAACTAATTGTCGGCGGCGATACGGTGTTATCGATCACGACCGTCGCGGGCGAACCGGCCGGAAGCGTGTTCACCGGCCCGGCGACATAGTCCGCGCCCGCGCCCGCCGCGACGATATCGGGAAGCGCGGTCCACGGCCGAACGCCGTCGCCGATCTTCATAACGGGAATTGCACTCCCCGCATTCGCGACGCCGATTTCGCCGTCGAGCAACACCGGATTTGCGGTCGCAAAATCGGTGCTGGTTTTCGACAGCAATTGAATTCGAACAAGTGTCGTCGCCATAACGCCCCCGCTTAATCGTCAAACGAATACGGCACAAGCAACCCGCTCGCGCACATATCATCGAACCTTTTTTCAAGCACCGCGCGCGTGCCGAGTCCCTTCAAGATCGCAAGCTCTAGCGCTTCGATTCGCGTGCGCGGCCCTTCGCATAGCGCCGCCAAGCGGCCGCAATCCGAACAACATCGCGGCGCGTGCCGCGCGCGTATCCATTGCGCTTGTGTCGTCATTCCACTTCCCCGGCCGAACGAAACGGCGGCGGCGACGGCAACGTCGCCGCGTCACCGGCGAACACTTCGTCGCGCCAATTGACGCCGAGCAATTTTGTATAGTCTTTGCCCGGTTCGAGATTCGTCACGAGCCACGGACGAATGACCGCCGATGCGGTTTGATAAATCGCAAACATCGTGCCGAGTCCGTCGTCGCGGCCCTTCACCGTGACCGCTACACCGGGCGCGTGCGCGAGTACGACGTCGCGCAAGCTCGCGCCTTGCGTGACCGGTATTGTTTCAACCGCCCGGCCATCGAGCGCGCGTAATAGGATCGTAAAGCCGCCCGCCGCGAGATTGACTTCGCGGTCAAGCGTCAACGTCAGGCCCGCGACCGCGTACACCTCGCCCGCGCTTTGCGCTAGGTTCGCAACGTCATCGGTGACGTTGACGACATCGCCAATGTGCAAGAGTCGCGCTTCTTCGGTGGCATCCATCGACAACGTATCGCGCCGATATTGCAATCGGTTCCATTCATACACGGCGCGCCGCCACGCTTGCGCCCATGTCGATTGCGTCGGCGAGACGCGAAGCGGATTCACGGCGAGCACTTCCGGCGGATATTGCAATTCGCGTTGCTTCCATCCGTGCACACGATCAAACCATGTCACGATAACGCAATCGTTTTCCGTTTCGTTATTCATGGCGAGTTGTACTTGTTCACCGTCCGGCGACTTGCTGCGCGCCGTGAACAACGACAGCGGAACTTTGCCACCTTGATCGCGCGTGACAAATAATTTCCGGCCGATGCGGTACACCTGACAGCGCACAACCGACGCAATGATTTGTAATTCGGCGTCGATGTCTTGTAGATCATCGAGCGTCATGCTTATTTTTCCTTGGTCGCCGCCGTCTTGTGCATCGAGCGCCGCTTGTATTTCATAAATGCCGGCGAGATCGATTTGCGCGTCCGTCTTGTTTGCGCCGTCGGCCGCCTTCATACGTTCGATGATGTTGTCGCACCATCGTTCCGACGGCGCGGCCGCGCCGAGTCCGCCCGCGCCAAGTACCGGCACGATTCGCGTTGCGACAATATTAAACGACGACTCGCCGACACTCGCCGCGCTTTGAGAGTTGAACACAATTAGTCGCGTGATCGTCACGTCCGGATAACTTTGCACCGGCATATTTTTTACCGCGCGAAACGTTTTCCATCGTGTGTCTTGTATGTATTGATCCGTCGACGTGTCATCGACAATCGGCGTTGTTCGAATCATGCGCACTTCAATCGGACCCACCATCGCAAGTTCGGCAAGCGTGACGATTTCCGTTTTGCGAAGCGTGACATTCGACGCCGCCGTATACGAAAATGTTTTCGTCACGACGGTTCCGGGCGTTGCGACCGCGCGAAAGTCGACATTAATCGTCACGGTGAAAACGTATCGATTGCCCGCGTTGTAATGCAGTAGACCGGCCGGGAATTCAATGTCGATCCATATTTCATCGGGCTGTTCAATCGGCGCGGTAAACCATCCGGTGTATTGCGGCGTCCCGGCAAGTAACACCGGATCACCCGGCAAGCCGCGCACCGGCGCGCCGTTCGGAACATAGAACGTCGAAAAAATATCGCGCGTCGCGGCGACGAATGACGGGAGTGTCCCATCCATATTTTGCACCCTGATCCATACTTCGCTACCCAAGTAGCCGCCGTGCTCGACGTAAGTGACTTTCCCGTAATAGATCAAGCCGCCAGGCGGCGCGCCGACGCCCCATGATGTTTCCACAAGCGACACAAGATCGCCGACAACAACAATCGGATTCACTGGGATATGAAATTCGTTCGGCACGCCGCGCGAACGGAAATCCGTGAATTGCCATAGCCCCTCGCGGAAAGTCGATTGCGTAAAAATCGCGTTTGACGTTTCGTTCACGACGGGACCGTCGAGCGTGTACACATACGGCCCGACGGTTTGCGAATCGAGCGGCCCGGCCGTGACCCAAAAATCCGCCGTGTTGAACAATGTTCCGGTGACAAAGTACGGATTGCCAACGATGACGCCGATTCGAACGGAGCTTGTCACGGTTTTCGCGGCCGCGTTGAACGTGACGCCGGTTGCGGTTGTCGCCGAGTCTTGCGCGATCAATGAAATTCCGTCGACGTTCGGCGCAATGCGAATCGCTTGCACGTTCGACACTGAATCGCCCGGCGCAAAGTCGGCCCACGATAACCCATCGATTGACGTGAACAACGTTTCGCCGAGTCGCCGTTCGGTCATGTCATACGCGCCGCGACCGATCACGAAATGTTGCACAATGCTTTGCGTGTGCGGCCAGTACCAGCGCTCGACCGCCGCCGTCAAAAGATCGGGATAAGATCGCACGCGCCCCAAAATATCCGGCACGCGCGCACCGGCTCTAAGTTGATTGCTTTGTCCCGCAATTTTATTGTTCGGCGATTCTTTCGCTTCTTCCGCCGTTTCCGTCGGCGTGCGCGGCTTCGGTGTTAGAAGATACGTGATCCCGGCCGCGACTAACGACGCAACAATCGTCCACAAAAAAGCGACGATGTCGAACCCGGCGAGCGGCCGCACCGTGACAATGTAAGTCGATGCGTCGTCGACTTTAAGCCGCTCGTGTTCGCGTACATCAATCGGCGCGTGCATTATTTTTTGCGCCTTGTGCACCGTCCACGCCGCGCCGAAACCTTCCGGATACAGTCGGCGCAATTCATCGGCCAATGTTGCGCCGTCTTGCAGCGTGTGCCATTCACGCACGCCGCGAAGCGGATCGCGTAGGACAACTAAGCGCGCCACGCGTACACCTCCACAACTTTAAAGCGGTCCGCGATGCGCGCCCACGGCGTCAACGTCACCGATCCGCGCCCGTTCGAAATGATTCCGGCCCATGCGTGCAACACGCCGAGCGCGCCGAGCGACACGCCTACATGATGCAAAAAGAGTCGCCCCGCAAACGCCATGCCGACAACCGAACCCGCATCGCCCGGCGGATCAATCGCAACCCATTCGCCGGAAACCTTTGCGGCTTCAATGGTTCGAATCGCCGCCGCGAGTCCCGCGCGCGCACGCGCATCGACAAGCGGCGACGGTAGATCGAAATAGACTCGCCGCACGTACTCGACAAGCGACCAGCAATCGAAACCGTCGCGCGGCGTGATCCCGCCGCGCACATACGGAACCCCGATCAATTCAAGCGGCGAACGTAAAGCAACCGCGTTCATAAGATCGCGCAAAACGCCGCCGCCGCCCATGTCAACAAACCAAGCGGCAACAAGCGAACGCCGTTACCGCCTGCCGCTGGCAATTTTTCAACGCCGAGCGCGACGAGTGCAAAGCACACAAGCGCCGTGACAAACAACATACGAATAAACCAGAACATAAAACCTCCTACAGGTAAGCCAACGCCGGAAATTTATCGAGCGTGTACCGCGATCCGGCCGCGATATTCGGAAGCGCCGACGCCGAGCACTGAAATTCAACAACAAGCCGCGTCGCGGAAATATTCGTCACGATGAACGCAAGCGGATCGGTTTGCGGCGCGGCGCGATGCGTGTCGAGATAGAGCCGCCAATTTAAACCGATAGGGATTTTTCTTTCGGCGTCCGTCATCGCGCGAACTTGCGTCATGACGAATCCGCCGAGCGCGTCGAGCCGCAAAAGCAATTCGCTTTGCGTCGTGTTGTTTGTTTTCGGGAGTTCGACTTCGAACGCGACCGCGACCGCTTCGAAAGCGACGGCCGTTTCCGTCACGGCGGCGAACGCCGCGCCGTAATCCGTCAACCATAGCGACCCCCATTTCGGATGAACAAATTCGAGCACTTGCACGGCTTGCGAATCAACGCCGCCGTGTTGCGTCGCCCATAATTCATAGTCGGTAGGCATTAGCACACCTCCGACGCAATCAAGTCGAGCGAATAGTCGTCGCGATAAATGTTGACCGATGTTAGATCGGCTTTGAAAATGTCCGCGACGTTGCCCGGATCGCGGAGCACGCCGCCGAAGATCGCCGACAAATGTTCATCGCATAAACTCGGATCGACATACAGTTCGACGAGCACCGCGCCCAATTGCCAGCCGCGCCCCTGCGGTTTTAAATCGTA